GTTCGACAGCATCAGCATTATGCTCTGACGCTTGTCTTTTCCGCTCTAAGTGCTGAGGCCATTCCAGCTGCAAGTCTTTGTAAACGCAATATAACGCGTAACCAACTATTGCTGAAACGAGTCCCCAAATTCCATAGATTTCCTTGTTCGCAGTATCCTCTGCTTGAGGCCTTACTAATGCCTCCAATGTTGACCTGGCACTCCCAGGTTGAGCTCGCGATAGGCGCGAGTCCTCTAATCTATAATTAAAGAAAGGTAAATGTAAAATATGTATTAATGCAATTAACATGTAAATATAAAAATATGTAATATGTAAATGAATGTAAAGCCTTTATATGCATGTGTATGGTATCCAGAACATTCATAAATATTTGTCTTTCCACATCCGAACACGTTCGTCAAATGTGTAATCAACAGCGGGAGGAACAAATTCGAGTGCATTCTTGCACATCTCCCTTAGTAATTGTTGGTCGTGTTCATATTCCTCACGACCATGTGCGAATAATTCATGGGCATAAGTTTCAACGCACGATATAGCCACCATATTAGGTGTCACATTCGCAGATTTGAGGTTGGCAAGGAAGGGTCTCAACATTGATTCCTTATCGAGTGCTCCAATACTTACTCCAATCTCAGGGATGTAGTTTGACTTCCTTTTCAAGAAATCAGCGTCCTCTACATCCATATCGTCATGAGCTTCGTCACTCTTCGAGGGTTCCGTAATCTTCATTCCATGCGCTGCCAAAAATTCCTTGAGTACATGAAAGTTAAACCTAGAACGAAATCCCAATTCCACGCTACCCTTAAGATCATCACCATACGTCGTAATGGCTACAGCAGATCTAAAGTCCTTCACTTCAGGGCATGCGGAAAAGAATCCCATGCGAATATACAATGAATTGGCAACACAATTGACATCAACTGTCATATTGTTACCAGATGTATTCATATTGTAGGCCATCATAAGTGTTCCATTATAGTCCAACAAAGGGTGAATAATATCCGTAACCATTGTAGACATGATAGCAAGTGCATCCGCAGGATAATCAAGCTCTTTTGCGATCTCAATGAAAAGTTGCCACTGTGTACGTAATCTGGGAGTTCATTCTAACATCGTACTTAGAATGATCAAGTGCCAGTACACGGCCATCTGATGCGAATTTTTCAGCGTAAGCCATCAGTTCTTCCCACTGTGGCGAGAACGCATTTATACCGACCGCAACTTCAGATGTCAAAGGACATAGTGACAAAAAACGAGCAATTGGTAAAAAATATTGCCGTATAGCAATGCTCAATGCAACTGGTGCTGCCTGGAAAACACGCACTTTCGACACTCCTTTTTCCGTTGGAGTATCCTTAAGTGTCGCAGAAATTACTGGATAAGCTCGTGTATTGTTTTTCCAACACGTCATACATCGATTGTACTCCTGCACGATTTTTTCATCAGGGACTCGATTCACTAAAACTTCACCTTCCATTACATCGGTGAACATACGAGACTTAGGTCCAAAAACAGGAAAACCAATACTCGTGTCAATAGGCATTGCATCCACAAATCTCTTTCCAGGGATGCCCATAATTGCTTCTTTGAACGATAGTGGACGGAAAGTCTCCTGGCGCTTGTATTCGCGAGCAAACACAAGTACTGGTGCAATCCAATCATCTGCAGCCCTTTTGAGTAAAGCAGGTTCAAATGCCTCAGCGGGATCAACAATATACTTTAATGTTTCGTTGAAAGCTCTCCAATTCGGCTCCATTTGTGGAGGTCCATATTCCTTGTTTATGTCAAACAATTTTCGAGCTTCACACTCAAGCACCGAAGGCACAACTTTGCTTTTCGCTTTGGCACGTACTTTAGTAGAACCAAGTACATCGATAGCCGCTTCGTCTGTCAAATTTCTGATAAAATGTGCATTTGGATGCACATCAGAAGAGGCCAAAATTGGAATGTTGTACTGCTCCTTCGGAATCTCTGTTGGAGTGGCTAATCCCTTTACACGTGGAAGATCCAATAATTTCTTACGTAACTGTTCCGCTTGAGATTGTGTAACGCTCATCATCACTCCATACTTCTTCTTAGAGTTACCTCCAATATGAAAGCCAGCAATAACAGGCGTCGTACCTTCACAAACCAACATAGCCATACATGACCCAGTTGAAGCATTCGACGTTGTGTAATTTCCTCCTTCCATGGACAAATATTTATGTCCAAACGCACCATGCTGAACAGTAACTTTCTCATGTTGAATCTCAACATTCTTGTCGCGCATCATAATCGTGCAAACCGACAAACCTTGCATAGGTGCTGTGGGTAGAAATTTTTTCACATTGTTGCGTATATCAGGACATCGCTCGACAAAGCACTCAACCATGTCAATCTCAGGTATTGTGACCGCATTTACATCCAACTGAGCAATAAACTTAAACTTACTAGTTTTCTTGTCAGATGATCGATACACTTCCCCTCTAACAAAAGAAACTGGTTCTTTAGTCATATCCGATTGAGGAAAGAAAATATGGCGTGGAAACCACACGTATCCTTTTTCTGGATATACAATATTACATCGTGTGGTTGAGCCATCTGCGCGTGTGAATTCACACCACCCAAGATTTTTCTCACCAGTGGCAAGCACGTGGTCAGGAATGGCACCAGAAACTGTAGAAGCGACTGTCCAACCTATCTTCTTGGCCATGTAACCAAACCATCCAGGTTGGCTATCCACATCCTCAGGCGAAAGAGCCTGTGGCATCGCTTCAATTCTTTGCTTATTCCACATTGAAATGAGCTTTGCACCAACAGCAATAGTGGCAACGAACAAAACACTCTTTGGG